GACTGTCACACCATCCAACATCTCCAGCTCTGCTTCCACAAGAGACGCAGCTCCAATGGCCAAAGTCGCGGCAGTAACTGTTCCCGTCGATGTTACGTTTCTAAATCCCGTTATGTCTTTGTTCGCATCAACAACAACTGCTTTCGAAGCAGCAACCGTTCCGGCAGTAATGCCTGTCAGCAAAGACAATCCCGTAATTTGACCCGTGAAATCAATTACGTTGGCATTCGTTCCTGCCCCATCGGCCAAAACAATGGCGCTGTCCCCTGTCGGAATAGTAACTTTTGTGCCGCTACCAGAGCCTTGATTTATAATAACACTCTTATCCGTATTATTATAAATCATATACATCCGAGGCTTGTTGTCTTGTTCCAGCGTGACAGTACAAGTGCCGCCCGGAGTTCCGTAAAATCTAATAGCCTTGTAATGTCCCAGAGACAGAACCGCAGTTGTAGACAAAGGAAGAGTGTAGCTGGTTCCTGTTAATGCAATGGCCACGAATCCATTCGATGCGCGATCAATGATGTCCGCATTATTGTTGGTGCTGTCGCCCCATGTCCCAGACTCATCGCCCGTGGCTATTTTTTTAATCGCGTTAGAAGCTGTATATGTAGCCATGATTTTGTCCTAGCTAAGTTTCAAGAAGAATACCCGCAATCGTAAACTTAAGCAACAAGTTGCCATCCGGGATCGTTGTTAGGTGTAACAAGCGTCCACGTTGTCCCCGGAACAGGAACAATGTCGTTCCAAACGTTGACTTGACCGATAGCGCCTGTGGCCGAAACGCCCGTAACAGGTTGAGTGACGCCACTCTTATTCGTAACTTCACCAACGGCACCTGTACCCGCAACTCCCGCAACGATCTGAGTAACATCACTTTTTGTTGCTATTGGCGTTCCTGCAATAGCGATAGCGCCTGTACCTGCAACGCCCGTGACGTCAACATCTGCGGATGCAACGGCAGTAACTTCACCGACAGCGCCCGTTCCAACAACACCTTCAACATCTGCGGATGCAACGGCAGTAACCGATCCAACAGCGCCCGTTCCAACGACGTTAGTGACGGGCTGAGTGACGCCACTCTTATTCGTGACAGCGCCAATAGAGCCTGTCATGTCCGTTATGAAGCCTATTGCGGCATTGTCTGCGCGGGAAACTGTGACAGAACCAACAGAACTTGTAGAAGAAACGCCCGTGACAGCCGCGTCGTCCGCTCGGGAAACTGTGACAGAACCAACCGCGGAAGTCCCAAGAACGTTAGTGACGGGCTGAGTAACAGTGCTGGTAGTTGGAGGATTGGGTAGATTACCCACCTCCCCAGTCATGTCCGTAATAGACCCCACGTTGGCATTGTCTGCGCGAGATACTGTGACAGAACCAACAGAACTTGTAGAAGAAACGCCCGTGACAGAATAAGAGAAATTAAACCCTACGGAGCCAACGGCCCCCGTGCCGACAACGTTTGAAACAGCGGCATCGTCCGCTCGGGTAATTGTGACTGAGCCAACAGAACTTGTAGAGGAAACACCTGTAACAGGCACCGAGATAGTAACGGAAAACCCACTACCAATAACGCCTGTACCAACAACGCCCGTAACAGCAGGCTTGTCTCCGCGAGATACTGATGTCGAACCAAGAGCGCTTGTTCCAACAACACCCGTAACAGCAACAACGACTCCGCCACCTTCTGCGCCAAGGGGGCTTCCCGCAAGAGGAGAAAAACCTAACAAGTTGTCAAACTCCTCATTTCGCGGTTATATTCGCTTAGTTTATATCACCTTCATAACAAGAAGTACACATATTAGACTATGCCATATATGTCATCTTTTTCGGTCCAGACCATATAACCATTTTCCTCAAGTTTTCTTACCAGCAAAGTGTCATCAACATGCTTGTGTTCAATCTTCACAAAGCGGGGTTTTATTCGAAAAGAGTAGTTCATAAGTATATTCAACTCATGCCCTTCCGTATCTACCTTCATTACGTCAATTTGCTGGTCTGAGGGAATATTAATAAGTAAGTCGTCCAACGTCATACAGTCAACAATAATAGTTTGATTGAAGTTGTTTGCGTTAGCGGGATGAGTGCTGATTTTCTCTCCGATATGGTTGTCTGAAATTACGTGAGAGCAACCAGATAGCCACCCCTCATCAAGACCTACCGCCATCTTAACGGAACCCTTCCTGTCAGAGATTGCACAATTTAAGACCTCTACAGTATGGCCTTCATATTGTTTCTTCACCCTGTCAAAAAGGTAAGGAACGGGCTCAACGGAAATTCCATGCCAGCCCGATTGAGCTAGGGGCAAACAAGTGTTAAAATCAGCCGCCCCTATTTCCACAAACCTCTTAGTCATTTTTGTCACCTTCATAACGAGAAGTCCACATTGTCAAACTGTACTTCTTACCCAATCGTAATGGGTCAACCTTGTGGCCGTGTGTCACCTGACCCGGAAACAAAACGCAGTGGCCGACAGGGACATCCTTGTTCGAAAACTCTTGGTGAGGCCATATTAATTCCCCGCCATCGTAATCGTTGTTCAACTTCACACTGCCCGTAACCATAGATGCGTCTGTATGAAAACCCAACTCCGTCTGAGTATCAAGCGCATACCGCATTGCAAACGCATCTCTCAGACCAACATGCTGCATAGGAGTCCAGTGCTTTTCGGCAATCGGTCCCAGCTTGGTGGTCCATAATGCCTCAAGCTCCTCCCACAGACCAATTTCTTTTGCACGGATTTCTTGAGCCGGAAACTTGTCCCCGGCCATGCCTCCCCAGTTTCCATGGGACTCTGCCAACGCAATTATCTGCCGGCATCGATCTTCCGAAAACAACGGTACAAGCAGAATGTCTTGAGCAACCTTTTCGTACCCCAAGGGGTCAATGATCGTCGGAGCAGGCAACGCAGAAGACACGGGCTTTACAAAGTTGAACTCTTTTGCCAGATTTTCAAACCTCAACTTAGCGTCGTCTCCACCGTTTCCATGGTAGATACACCCATAGCAGTTTGTGCTCGGATTAAAGAGTTGATTGCCATCTTTTTTTACATTGGCGTCGTCGCACTGAAAAATGTAGGATTCCGTGTCCAGTTTTAACGTCAGACTCCAATCGTGGGAAGACTCGGGGTTGATGTGGCTCAAATACTCTTTTTGCATCCACAACTGGTCATCTGAATCGTTAGGTATCGGGCCTGTGCTCGCATTAAAAAACCGCTTTAACGACAACACGTTCCCCATATATACCCCGCTATTTAGATACCTGTTTGGGGTTCCCGTTTCCGGAAACGATGACCCAAGAGTATCATCGGGCCAACAATTTTTCTCGGCTGCAAATAAAATATCACAATTAAACCCCTGAAATCTTTCTGTAATAGTTTCAATGTTATCGGCAAAGAACACGTCATACCCATCAACAAACAAAACAAGGTCGTTGTCAGGTAACGTCTTAATGTGTTCCCGAATTAGGTTTATCTTCTGACCACCCCCAGAAGTAGTCATGTCTCCACCTCCCCAAGCAACACCATACCCTATGTTATGGGGACGTATCCCATGTTGGTTTGATGATTGGGTCAGAGCCCACGTTTTTGATATATCTGTCCCTACTGATAGTACATGCGTATTCATATTTTCCCCCTCTATCGTGCTCGGCCTTACTGACCGTGGTATTTGTGTGACTTGTTCTTTTGGATAAAAATAGTTGTTCTTGTGCTTTAAGCGTAACGGAACCCATTCGTCAGAAGGAATGATATTATCCGCAAATCCTTTGATTAATCTCCGCGCTGTCTCTGGGGTAATAGCATAAGCATGGCAGTTATACCAATACCCCAACGTGTTTTCTCTATACCCAAGCCAAACGCTGTCGTATGATTGTATGCCTGCGTAAGATCCCAGAAAGTGATCTACTTCGGAAACGTTTATAGAGGAGAAAACAGCATCTTCCTCTAAGATAATGCCATTTGCAGCCGAATTGCATATGCGTTTCCAAACGTTAAGGTGACTTACTGCACACCCGAACTCACCTATTCGTAACGGTTTCCCAGACAACGGGTCGCGCCAACTTTTATCGCGAGTACATCCAGTTTCTAGTTCTACTGTGGACCAACTTTTCCCTCGGGCATCGTAGGCATCTCCGTGTAAGGAGATTTGGTAGACTATCGCCACCTAGGTCCCTCATACCAAGAGACCAGACTTCTCCTACACCCCGATGTTATTGGTAGTACGCGGTGCATTAAGTAAGACGGGAAAATTAAAACAGTTCCCTTGGCACGAGACTCTGGGCCCGGATTCTCACACTCGTTAAACTCAAAGCTACCACCTTCATAATCTGACGGGTCAGACAACTGAACGGTAACACTTAGTTTCCTGTCAAGGTCCGTATCACCGTTCCAGTTGACATCAGTGTGCCAATTATAATGACCGCCATCTGATGCGTGATACTCAGTGTACTGAAACGGAGACTTGTTTAAAACTTCAACGCCAAAAGCATTTAGGTTTGCCTGAGATACATACGACCAAATCTTTTCTCTTATTTGGCTGTCGCTGTTTAACCAAGAGACTTTGCTCGAACGAACTGATGTGTCGGCATCATTAAATGTTGTTGCTGATTTGGGGTGTAGTCTAGTGCCTTCAGACACAACGTGTTCCACAAATTCATCGGTCAATCCCCCCGACCACATTTGCCATAATTGTCTCATCATTCCCTCCCAAGA